ACAACATTTACTTTGATAGTTCAATGTTAAAAGCAAACATTTTGCGCTATTGTGGACGGGAATATTACGACGCACATGTTGAGGACGCATTACATAAGGGTAAACGCATTGATACAATGATGAAAACAATTAAGTTTGTCGGCGCATTGTATTCAAACGGGCGACCGGGAAAATATCCCAAATTAGAGGAATTATATAGTAAGTTATTCCCCGGCGAAACATTCCCGGCGCATGACGCATTAGAGGACATAAGGGCGTTGCGCCGTTGCGTCCCGGAATTGGTTAATTTGGGGATTATTGAGTTAGCGCAAAAGGAATACCCGGCGGAACAACTCAAAGCCCAATTTGAGCCGGAAAAGCCCAAAGGCGGGCGCAATATTGAGTTCCACGACCCCAACCCGGTAACGGAACCAATCGGAACCGGGGAACCCGTCCCGGAACCAACCCCGGAACCGGAACGTCCGGCGGTTCCGTCGAATAGTAAGACACGGGAATTATTGGACGAAACAGAATTTTAAGTTATAAAACCGTTCCGGGCGTATTCCCGGTAACAATCAAATAATTAAAAAATGAGCGAAGAAAAAAAAGCCGCAAACGTTATGTTGATACCAAGCGAAAAGGCGTTTGCATTGTCGAAAGTCAAGACATTAAAGGACGGCGGGTTAGACGTACATTATGAAGTTACCGAAACAATCGGTAATGAGAGTTACACGAACAAATACCACGTCGAAAGTGCAAAGGACATACACCCGGATTTGCGGGATTGTTTCGACCGTTTGCGCCCAATCATGGGACGGATTTTTAATATTACGTCCTTTCTTTCAATGGTTGAAACGTCCGATTTCAAAGCAACAAAAAAGCAAAGCGAATTATCACGGGATTTTGCCGACGAAATGTTGAAAAACATAGAGGTTCGGGGCGTGTCGTTTTCCGGTCAAGATGATAACGTTGGGGTTGTTTTAACCGGATTGTTTACCGTGTCGAACAATCAAAAAACCGCTATCAATTCCCCCCGCCTTAAATTCAATACGGAAACGTTCGGGTTTGAGGAAGAATTAGAAGAAATTGCCGCCGACATTGAAACCGAGGTTTACGCATTTCTTTTCAAGGGGAAAAAGGCGCAATTGGAGTTGTTCGGTGCTGATGGCGAACCCGCACCCGGATTGAATGCCGAAAAGATAGAGGACAACGGATTGTTCCCGGATATTAACGACCCGGCAGACGACCCGGAACCGAACGACGAAACGGCGGAAATGTAAGAGTATGGAACCGTATTTGTTGACAGACCGGGACGAATATAATTATTGTATCAATCGGGGGTTTAATCCCCTGATTGATATTCGTAACTTTACAATGGATATTCGTTTGAGGGTTGAGATACAACGGGAATTGTTCGGGCATTGTATTACGGGACGGGGTGCAAATATCATGGCGGCAAATGAACGCTTTTTTCGTTGGGTTTGGGAGCATAAGCCGCACCGATGCGAGGAAACATTAAAGCCATTGGCGAATTATTCCGCCGTCTATTGTTCCCACATTTTGACCCGTGGAGCGTTCCCGGAGATGGCGAATGACCCTCGTAATATAAATATCCTTTCCTTTGAATGCCATAACCGTTGGGAAAATGGCGACCGGGAACGAATGAGAATATACCCGGAAAATATGCGGTTAATTGAGTTAATGAAAACCGAATATCAACAATTAAAGTTAGTTTAATGAGAACCAAAAAGAGAACCCCCGATTTTGGGGCAATTTCCCGGTCGTCAATCAAAAAAGACTTTCAGAGGGTACAAAGATACCCCGCCGAGGAAAAACGCCCGCAAATCGAAGAATTGCCAAAAATAAACGCCGAACGTCGCATTATTCATATATCCGAGGTTAGCGGGTACGCCAAATTTGCCCGTTA